CGACCCGAGCGCGGTCACCCGCCTGTCCCGGGTGTGTGTCGTCGACGCCTGGGGCGTAAAGGCGACCGGCGCGACCCTCAAAAAGGTCGTGCTGGAGACGTTGCAGCGGTACCCGCGCATCGAGGCCGTGATCCTGGAGAATAACCAGGGCAAAGACCTGTGGCTTGAGGTGTTCAACGACCTGCCGGTCAAGTTCATCACGTTCGGCTCGTCGGAGTCGAAGGAGGTCCGGTTCGCCCGCGCTCTCGACTTCTACCAGAAGCTGCGCGTGGTGCACGTGCGGGTGTTCCGCGACCTGGAGGACCAGGCCACCAGCTTCCCGCGGGTGGCCCACGACGATGTGCTCGACGCCGTGTGCGCGGGGGTGCTGCGGCTGCTGAAGCCGCGCCCGGACCGCAAGAACAAGACCATGCAGCCCCGGTGACACCCCCGCGCCAGCGCATCACGTACGTGGCCGGCGGCGCCCCGGGTTTCCCCGAACCCTGGTGCCGGCGGGGGTGCCGACCCCTGCGCCAGCGCATCACGCGATGAAGTACGGGAGGCCATAGGATGCCGAGTTGACAGGCCATGTGTCAATATGCTAGGGTTGCGGCTCCCCAACGAGAGGAGCCCGGATGATCAACCCGCGTTGCTTTGCGGCAGCCGCCGCGCTGCTGGCCGTCCTCGCCGGCTGTGGCCAACCCACCCAGCAGGGGCGTGACGGCGACAAGCCGGCCGCCCGCCCCGGGGCCGGCGGCGCCCAGCAGCCGCAAGGCAACCCGGGCGCGGTGCAGCCCGCGCCGGTGCAGGGCGACCCCGGCGCCCACAACACCCAGCCCGGGGAACTGGATCTGCACGTCGAGTGGATCTCCGAGAACAGCGGTACCCCGGCATGCGAGTGGACGAAGAACGGCGCCGTGAGCCCCTGCGCCAACATCAAACGGGCCGTCAAGGATCCTGACATGAGGTACTACGTCGGGCTCTGGTCGCGCGAGGAAGTCGCCCAGGCGGGTGACGTGTTCACCATCAACGCCCAGGGCCAGGCCGGTGTCACGAGCATTCGCTGCGTCATCAACTGGAAAGGGCAGTACCACGACGGCGTCAGCAACGGCAAGCGGTGCAGCATCACCTTCACGGTGACCTGATTCCCGTCGGCACCACGGGCGCCCCGGCCACCTGGCCGGGGCGTTTCCGTGTCCCCACTTCGAACGCCTGTACGGGAAGATCAGAACCACGTACGATCCATAGCAGTCAAGCCCGCTATGGAGGTAACTTTCGGTGACTGCGCCATCACGCACACGCCGCGCCTCCCGGGCCTACGCCAAGCCGCGCAGCAACACCCCCGCCGGACCGGCCACCCGCGGCGCCACCCCGGCCGGCGCCGGGTCCAACGGCACGGCCGGCCCGAGCGAGTTCGCCGACGACCCGTTCGTGCGCCGGCTCGCCAACCCCCGTGACGAGGAACGCCGCCGCGCCTCCATCGCCGACCTGCGCCACGGCCTGCACGTGCTCAACGAACAGCGCGAGGTCGCCACCGAGGCCGACGCCATGTATGAGGGCACCGTCGGCATGACGTTCGCCAGTTCGAGCGTGCGCCGGCTGCTCGCCCGCAACGGCGTCGAGGACATCCCGGATTTCAATTACGCCCGCATCCCCGTCGACACGATCGCCAACGCCCTGCAGATCGCCGCCGTCAAGGTCGCCCCCGAGGACCGCGACGACGATGACGCCGACGAGGGCGACAAGCCGGGCGCGGCGGTCACCGACGGCAGGACGGTCCGGCGGGCCGAACGCGCGATCAAGAAGCTGCGCAAGGTCAACCAGCTCGACGCCGAAGAGAAATCCCTGCACAAAGACGTGTCCAAGCACGGCGACGCGTTTCTCTTCCTGTGGCCCGTCGAGAACGAAGCCGGAAAGATCATCTCGGTGGACATGCGGGTCAACACCGCCCACAACGTGGCGTTCATCTACGACACCGAGGACCCACTGAAGGTCGCCTACGTGATCAAGTCGTGGGAGGTGCAGGTCGCCGCCGACGACGACGACCGGGCCACCAAGACGGTCGTGCGGGCGAACCTGTACTACCCGGGCACCGTCGCCCCCGACCCGGTGCTCGACGCCGCCCGCGCGACCGGACCGGCCGGCACCACCGGCGACGTCGCATCCGCCGACGACGAGGCCGACGTCGAGCTGGACGGACCCGCCGCCGCGCCGGGCGCGGCCGTGCGCCGGGGCACCTACGGCGGCCGGATCGAACGCTGGGTCACCCGGCCCGGCGGCCCCGTCGACAAGCCCGAGTCGTGGCAGCGTGTCCACGCCCCCGAGGCCGACATCGACGACGAGGACATCGACGAAGTTGCCGCCGACGAGTTCGGCGACCAGGATGACCCGCTCGACAGGGACGACATCGCAAGCCCCTACGGGCTGACCTGGTTCCACTTCCGCAACGACCGGCCGTGCGGGCACCCCGAGCACATCAACGCCTACGGCCCCCAGACCCTGATCAACAAGCTGATCTACGGGCACGCCGCGACGATCGACTACCAGTCGTTCCCGCAGCGGTACCTGATGGTCGATCCGAAGATCGACGATCCGCACCTCAACGTCATCGACCCGGACCACCCGGAAGACGAGGACGACGACCCGGAGACCGAGACCGGCACGTCCGGGTTGCGGGCGGATCCGGCCGCCGTGTGGCGGCTGTTCGGCAAGCTTGCCGGGGAGTTCACCGCCGCGGATCCGCAGACGTTCCTTGCGCCCCTGGACCGTTACATTAAGGCGATGGCGGAGCTGACGGACACGCCGCAGCACGCGTTCAGCAAGGCCTCCGGTGACATGCCGACCGGTGAGGCGGTGCGCGGGCTCGACGGCCCGAAGATCGCGAAGGTCCGTGACCGGCAGGACCGCTACGATCCGACGTGGCAGGACGCCTACGAGCTGGCCCTGCTGATGCTCGGCATCACCGGCGTCGAGGTCGACATCCGGTGGGTGCCGGCCGCCCCTGTCAACGACCTGAACGGGTTGCAGGTACTCCAGGCCAAGATCGAGATGGGGTTGCCGCCCGAGGTGGCGCTCAACGAAGCCGGCTACCCGGACGAGCAGGTCAAAGAGTGGCTGAAGGCCGCCGAAGGCGGTTCCGTCAACTCGCGGCTTGATCAGTTGGTGAAGCTCGGCAGCGCGGTGCAGGCCCTGGCGGCCGGGGTGACCGCGGGCGTGGTCGACGAGGCCGGCACGTCGGCGCTCATCGCGCGGATGATCCGCCTTATCGCGCTCGGGACCGACGATGTCGACGAGGGTGTCGAGGGCGCCTTGCCGCCGCCCGAGTTCCGGGAGCCGCCACCGACGAACCCGGCCATGGCCGCTGTGGAGGCGGCACAGGCCGACCCGTCGACGCCGTTGAAGCACGAGCAGATCAAGGCGCAGACGGAGGTGACGAAGGCCACGGCGGAGACGTCCCGGGCGAGTGCCCGGATGATGATGTCGGGCCAGCCGGCCGCCACGCCACGGAAGGCCGGCGGCAAGAAGGCGGCCCCGCGTAAGGTGTCGGCTTCCGGGTCGACGACGGCGCAGACACAAGCGGCACGAGGCTGATATGGCCTGGAACGAGGAGCAGCACCCGCGCAACGCCGACGGCGAGTTCACCCACTCGTCGGTCGGGTCGTGGGTCAAGAAGGTCGCTGCGCAGCTGTCACAGCAGCGCAGCGCGACCACCCGGGACGCCCTGAGCGACATGGCCGACAACGGTGAGCACCCGCCCGGCTGGTCCGGCGCGAAACGCCGCCTCGCCACCCTGTGGGACGTGCCGAGCAGGCGGGCCAACAAGGAGCGCACCGACGCCGAACAGGCCGAACTGGAAGCCCTCGAAAAGGCCTTCAAGACGTACCGCGATGAGCTGGGGCTGACACGGTACGAGGACCAGCATGGCCGGTACGTCAACGCCAGCGGCTGGGAGTACGACGAGTACGGCGCCCCGAAGGGGTACCGGGCCGCCGACGCCACGAAGGACGCACCGCAGGCCCTGAAGCTTGGCTACCACCGTGTCATTGACCACCCGGATCGGCTCGGCAGTGCCGGCGCCGACCTCAGCGAGAGTGACGCCAGGTACGTCGGTCGGCCGTCGATCCACCCCCTTGCGGGCGGCCTGTGGATCGACCCGAACAACCCGGGCACC